AGTTGTTTTCACAATGGCCGCCGTGTTTAATGCAACCACCGCCGCCGAAGTTTCAATCGCGCTGCTGTTTTTCCTGACAGTATGTGCTTTCAAATACAACCGATTCTTTACCAATTTCTTTGGGTCGAGAATGCGAGGTTTTGTTATGTTGAGTTGCCGTAGGGCTCCTGATCGTGAGATGTTCCGCTCCACTTTTAGAACTACAGCAATCGCCACAACGAAACCGACATTAGGTCACACACACCCGGACGCTGCAGCATGGAGAGCTGCCGCGAGGGCGACCATTCAACGGATTTGCGCGCAATTAGCGTATGTTCCGTACAATTTCCAAGAATCTCGAGCTGATCAGCACGATGGCTTGTTGGGTTTATCTGTTCCTCATTTTGCAAAAGATGGGGAGAAAAACCCACGCCAGTGCGCTCTGCCAAAACACTCTACCGTTGGTGTTTTGATAGACGTTGATCCTTACCTCAAGAATCTCTCTGAAGTGTTAAACCATTATGCGATACCATTCATAATTTACACCCCGATGCCCACTAAGGCAGCCAACGCTCTAGCCGAGTACGCTTTTTGCTTTCGAAAGAATGGCAATCTGTTCGCTAACGTTTGCGGGGGTGCTATATATGATCATCCGATTTGGCACTGGAAGGGAGATGAGCTTTTGACGTTCTCTGGGAGTTGGTTGGCTCCGTGGTCTTGGCGGACCGTGCTCTGGAAGTTAGAGCACCGCCGAGTCAATGAGCAGGATTTACACTTGCTCGTGTGTTTGACACCAACTGTCATCGCCGACGGATTTGTGCGTTCATTACTGACGCGCTATCTGTTTAGCGGCAGTGTTTTGGAGCGCTTCAACCCAGTGGTTGGAGATCGCGTATTGATACTCTCCCACCCACCTTGCGGACTACAAGTTTCCGTGGGGTATGTGGACCAAAATTCATCCTGCGAGATGCCTATCGGCAATTTCGAGGGATGTCTTAATGCCTATAAAAATGACCCTAAGTCCTTCACCGCAGCAGATGTGAAGAGACATGTCAACATTAAAGGCTTCGAACACTTGTCAGAAAGTGCTCTACTATCGCTCATGGTCGGTATCATAAAGATAACTGCTCGCAATGATTTGTCTAAGTACGCGGTTCCAAACCCCGGTGTCTACGTTCGCACCTACACGTTTGGGAACCCGGAAGGAAGAATCTTGCCACAGTTGTTCGATCTTGTGAACCCTGTCATTGACGGAACTTATTCTCCGGCAAAGACGATCGAGAACGGTAGGAAAGCAGTTGAAAGCAGAGTTACCAAACAGCAAACACGCAACCTGGACTTGCCACATCCCAACACCTTCACCATGAAGTGTGTTGGTGAATATGTAGAGCAAGTGGTTGCGGAGATGAAGGATGGTAATGGTGGTTTACCCACACCCTATGACCCCAACGTTGTCTTGGACTCACAGCATAAGCGCACCGCACGAGCTGGAGTTCTGAGAGCGTTGAAAACCGGGCTGACAACAGTCTGGCGGTCAACAAGGTCTGCCTTCATAAAGGCTGAAGGTTACGCTGAAATAAAGAACCCACGCGTGATCACCACATTCGATGCCATAACCAAAACAAAATACGCCCGCTTTATCCTT